ATTCTCAGAAACCACGTAAATTTGCTCGTTGGGTGAAACGATTATTTCAAGGGTAGTCAAACCAGTCAGGGCGAATCCGTTCGCGATAGTCACGTCGCTGCCGCCCACGAACAACTTTTTTGTGTTGTCGTTGTTGTGCAAATGCAAACGATAGGGGTTGGTGTAAACCCCGTCAATCGCGGTGCGCGTCAACCCAATAACCTGCTGCCCTGAAGTTACCGCCATTAGGCTTTATACACACTTTCTGGGGCTTCGGGATCAATCTGCGCAACGCCCTGCAACTGAACGCTTGGTACGCCAGTGTGAGAAATGTCAGGCAAATCAAGAGCGGCAAGAACATCGGTCGGGTCAAAACCGACGCTGATCAAACGCTGCGCCATCGTTACCTTCTTATCGGTTTCCGTCAAATCGGCTGCCGACAAGTTCACGTTCGCGAGCGGCACACGATATTGGTCGCCGCCTTCCGCTGGTCGCATGTCTTCCAAAGTGCGAACATCGTTAATCGACATCCAGCCAGCCTGCAACGCCGACGAGTAACCGTTGACGCGCGTCGCGTAATCGGCGCGAAGCAACGAGTCAACGTTGAACTTGATGAACGCCTGCTGGTATTCGATAAGGCTTGAATAGGCCTCTTCAAGTTTTTGGATAATCGGCTGCAAACCGAAGCGAACCCAGTTCAGCGAGTTCTGCTCAACCGAAGCGTAAGACATCGCGCCCGAAGAAGTAACACCCACGATCGTTGGTGGCACGCTGAAGATTGCGCAAATGTTCTCGATCGCCAAACGACGCGACTCAATCATTTGAGCCTCGTTCGGGTCAGTTCCAAGTTTCTTAATCGTTGCGCCACCAGAAATAACCATTGTCTTGTGGGCTTTGCGATAACCGCCATGACGGTTGTTCGCTGAATCGGCTAGGTTTTTGGCTTGCTCTGGGGTGAGGTTGCTTGGCGTTTCGATAGCCAACTGCGCTGTTCCGCCCTGCCCGAAGAAGCGTGAAGCGAACGAACGCAAAGCGGAAGCCAAACCTAGTTCTTCTTTCAAGGTTTCGATTCGGCTGATGCCGCGAACGTGGCCTGCGCGAACCATGTCACGAATGTGAAGAATGTCGTTCTGGGGGATTTCTTGGTCGTGGTAGAAGTAGCGCAAGCGACCAAGGGCGACGCGTTCGACGCGAACCTTTGTCGGGTCAAGCGCGACCAAAGAAACAACCGCCCCCTTCTTACGGAAGATACGAATGAAAGCGTTACCGTCAAGCAGCAGCGAAACGATCACTTGCTGGATGTGTTCGATGCGCGAAAATTCAAGGTCGGGCTTCAGCACCCATTCTGGGCGTGGGCGGTATGGCACGCGGCTTCCGTCAATGCGCTGAAAAGCGTCGATTGGTAGCGCGGCGATCGTTGCGCTGGTCATATTGATGCAAGCAAAAACGGTTGAAATCTCGAGGCTGGTGTCCTGCGTGATGAAAGAACCAGATTCGGTGGAAGTTAGCGGCAGGTCGTTTGATGCCCACATTGATTGGAAACTGATGGCGCGTGTTTCGCCAAAAAGATTAGACAGCATTACTTACCTCGTTCGATCGCCAAGCCAAAAAGAACCAACGCCACGCCTGCGGCCACTATGCCAAGCGGCAACCATGCCAAGCCCAGACCAACCGCCGCGATTAGACAACCGCCAGCCTGCAAAATCAATGGAAGCATTGCACTCCTAAAATTCGTAAAACTGAGGGATAAGTTCTTCTTCTTCAAGTTTACCTTGCGTTGCGCGGTCGAACGCAATGATGAAGGCAATGGCGTTGTCGATTTTGCGTCGGCTGTTGCCATGTTCCTTCGTGACGCGCGCGCCCTTCGCGTCAACTTTCAGCACGCAGTTATCTAGGTGGCGTGCCAACGCTGGGTTTCCGTCGTGCATTAGTTTCTTCTCAACGACCGCGTCAAAAACTTTCTGCGAAGCAGGGATCATGAGCGAAAGATACGAAGTCTTGTATTCCACAATGGGCAGCCCAGCCTCCTGCAACGCTTCCATTGATCGTTGCCAACGAAACGGGTCACACGCGACTTCGCGAACCTTCGGGTATCGGGCGCACCAATCCAGAAGCGTGTTTTCAACTTCCGCGATTGGCACACGCCACGAGTCGTCGTCAACGCCAAAGTTCTTCTCCCAAGTGGCAACCAGTTTTACCTTGGGAAGTTCGTCGCCCTGCGGAATTGATACCGCGCAAATCGAAGTTGAGTCGCTGGAATAAGAACCGTCGAAGCCAAGCACATATTCGTCTTCTTCATCCCATTCAAAATCATCAGCCAACGCATCCCAAGTTCCGTGAGGCAGCCAAGTTTGCTGGCTTGAAACCCACTGGTTTAGACGCTTGGTTCTAAACTCCGCTTCGGGGGTTCGCTTGACCGCCGAGCCGAAGTCGCTCTCCGCGACAAGGTCGCCAAAGGCAGGGTTCGCGATCGCCCAAGTTTCAGGTTTCGTGTGGTCGGCTTCCTGCGCTGCTTCCCACCACGCCATAAAGAACGACGGGTCTTCAATCTCACCGCGCGCAATCTTCTGGCCACGTTGGTATTCGGTGTAAGCGATTGAATCCTTGCCCGTTGAATCGGTGCGCGTGCCAGCGGTGGTGATCGCAACCAGTTGTGCAATCTTGCCTCGGTTCGCCATTGCCAAAGAATAAACGTCGTAAAGGTCGCGGTTCTTGTGGGCGTGCAACTCGTCGATGATGATGCGGTGGGGGTTTGAACCTTCTTTTGAATATGCTTCGGCGGATACAACTTTTAGCACGCTGGAAGTCGACGGGACATAAATGCTGTCCTTGTAGATTTCACAAATCTGCGAAAGTTCGGTGGCTTCGATCATTCGCTTGGCTTCACCGAACACGATTCTTGCCTGTTCTTTTTCGGCGGCGGCGACCACGATTTCGCCACCCAAAACGTCTTCAGCGAAAAGGCTGTAAAGCGCGATGGCGGAAGAGGCCATTGCTGACTTTCCGTTCTTGCGCGGCAAGCCAATCAGCGCGGTGGAAGCAACGTAGCCACCGTTCTCGTCGCGCGCGTAAAGGCGGCGCAAGAGTTCGCGTTGCCAATCACGGATTTTGAGGGGCGTGCCTGCCCTTCCAGCAACTCCGTCTTTACCAATGGAACCAAACGTTTCCGCGAAATCGGCTGCAAAATCTCCGTCGCCGCGCTTGATTGCTTCGGGATCGACGGGGGTTAGCCATGCTGGTGGCCACATTATTGAGCCGCCTTTCGTGCCATAAGTTCTTCAAGTTTGGATTGCTTTTTTACTTCCGCGATACCGAGACGCATTCGGTCGGTTGGGCTGAATCCAAGAAGGGAAAGGTTGGAAACGATTAGGCGGTCAAGTTCGCGCAAGCCGCGACGCAGTTTTGCGTCTTCGCTTTGCATAACCTTGACGCGCAGATTCCAGCGTTCGTCGATCATCTCGCAAGTCATAAGGCAAAGTTCGTAATCGCTGGTTGGGCTTATCCAAAGGTAGCCCGTTCCCCAAATCCTGTCCCACATCTCTTGCCCATGTTTCAGCAGGGGGCGTGACGGGTCGGGGATGCCTTGCGCTGCTGGCAGCAGGATCAGGTTGTCTTCTTTTGGCAGGGCGCGTTTCCCTGCGTTGCCTTGCAGACGTTTGAGTTCGGTCGGCTTAGGCGGTCTGCCCATTTGAGCCATCTTTCACCTGCTCTCGCAATCTTGGAATTATGCCTTCTGGAAGTTTGCATATTATGATCGGCCACTCATTCAAGGGTAGCGGCGGAATCCCGTCGACCTCAATGTGGGTTTCGGTGATTCCAACAATGAAGCCGTTAATGACGGTGTGTCCGCGAACGATTTTGACCCAGCCGCCAACAAGCGGCGTGAACACTACGAAACCGTCGCGGTAAGACCAGTGAGGGTTTCCCATCGTTTCACAATCACGTCGACGTATTTCGGGTCAAGTTCAATGGCTCGGCACTTGCGATCGGTTTGCTCGCAGGCGATTAGCGTTGAACCCGAACCAGCAAAAGGCTCAAGAACCACGTCGCCGCGCTTGCTGCTGTTCTGGATCATGCGAACCAGCAGTTCGACGGGCTTGGTGGTTGGGTGCAGGTCGGAACGCGACGGGCGATCAAACTGCCAAAGGTCGGATTGCTTCCTGTCTTCCACAGGGGAAAGGCGTGGCGCGGCATCGTTCCAGCCATACCAAATCGGTTCATATTGGGTGTGGTAATCCTTGCGCGAAAGCACCAGACGGTCTTTTGCCCAAATGATTGTGCTTGACCAATGGAAGTTATGGTCGCGAAGCGTTGCGTCAATGACAGGCCATTCTTGCGCGGACATAACAAGATAGATCGGGCAACCGCCTTTTGAGAAACTTGAGAAGTTCGAAACAAAACCAGCCACAAAACTTTGCCATTCGTCGGCTTCCATGTGGTCGTTCAAAATGGTTCTTGATTTCCACGATGGGTGGTCTGTCGCACCGTAGTTTACGTTCCAAGGTGGATCCGTGACAATCAGGTCTGCGAAGCCGTCACCGAGAAGACGCTCGTAACTTGCTGCGCTTGTTGAATCACCGCAAAAAAGCAAATGGTCACCCAACTGCCAAAGGTCGCCATGCTTGGCGCGTGGTTCTTCTGGAAGTTCAGGGATTTCATCCTTAAGTTCTTCAGCGTTGAATTCGATTTCGACGGGTTCAAAACCAAACTCGGCAACTTCAAAACCAGCGAATTCCAACTCGCGCAACTGGGCGGTAAGCACTTCACCGTTCCAAGAGGCCAGTTCGGCTGTGCGGTTATCCGCCAAAGCAAACGCTTTAATTTGATCGGCTGTCCAATCTTCGGGAACACGCACCACGTCAATCTTGTCCCAACCTAAACGTTTCGCGGCTTCAATCGTTCCGTTGCCAGCAACCACCACGCCGTCGCTAGAGACCACGATGGGTTTGCGCTGCCCGAAAGCCTTAAGGCTTCCCACAATCGCTTCTAGGTTCTTCTGGTCGTGCTTACGGGCATTGTTTGGGTCGCTGGTTAGCGACGCAATCGCAACGGTTTCTAGTTTCATTAGTTCACTTTCTTTTCGACTGCGGCAAGCAACGCTTCCGTCTTGTTGGTTCTTTCCCACGTAAAAATGTCCCGACCGAAGTGACCGCCCGTAGCGGTCTTGGAATAAATCGGCTTCAGCAGATCAAGGTCACGAATAATTGCTTTCGGGCGAAGGTCAAAAACCTCAAGAATCGCGTCGGCAAGCACCGCGTCGTCGATCGCTGAGGTTCCAAATGTGTCTACGTAAAGCCCGACGGGTTTCGCGACACCAATCGCGTAAGCCACCTGCACTTCACAGCGGCGCGCAAGTTTCGCGGCAACCACATTCTTGGCAACCCAACGCATCGCGTAAGCCGCCGAACGGTCAACCTTCGACGGGTCTTTACCGCTGAACGCGCCACCGCCATGACGTGCCATGCCGCCATAAGTATCCACGATGATTTTGCGCCCCGTCAAACCAGCGTCGCCCTGTGGGCCACCAATCACAAACTTGCCCGTCGGATTAATCAGAACTTTCATGTTCGACGTGTCCAACCATTCGTAATCGGCAAGCACGTGGTCAATAACCGCAAAGCGAATAAAGGCGTGCAAAGTTTCCGTCGAATAATTTTCAATGTGCTGCGTTGAAATCACGATTGTTTCAACCGTCGTCGGCACGTTATTCCAATAACCAATGGTCACTTGGGTTTTGCCATCGGGCAACAAGTAGGGCGTTATCCCTGCCTTGCGCACATGCGTCAAGCGCGCCGCGAGCGCGTTCGCCAGCGTGATCGGCAAAGGCATAAGGCTTTCAGTTTCGTCGGTTGCGTAACCAAACATGATGCCTTGGTCGCCAGCCCCCTGCGAATCCAACTCATCACCCGAAGCGTCAAACGCCTCGTCAACGCCCTGAGCAATGTCAGGCGATTGCGCGCCAATCGAAACGCTGATGCCGCACGAAGCCCCGTCAAAACCTTTCAGCGACGAGTCATAACCAATCTCTAAAACTTTTGCCCTGATCAAAGCAGGCACGTCAATCCAAGCCGAAGTGGTCACCTCACCAGCAACGTGAACAAGCCCAGTCGTCACCATCGTTTCAATCGCAACGCGCGCCGACGGATCAGCCGCAAGCAACGCATCCAAAAGCGTGTCGCTTATCTGGTCGCAGAGTTTATCTGGGTGGCCTTCGGTCACCGACTCGGAAGTAAAAAGGCGTAGGTTCTTTTTCATTTATTTCTCCTTGAAAAATAGCCTAACAAAAAA